ATGGCTACCAAGAAATATAAAAAAGCAAAGATCTACACTGGAAAAGATGGGAGTTTAAAAAACAAATGGTTTGTTTATTACTCCTTCCTAAATCCGTTTACTGCATCTTTCGAACGATTCAAAGTTTATGAAGGAATCAATATGATCAAGGATCTGAAGGATCGGACTAGATTCGCCAATGATCTAGTTGATGAAATCAACGCCAGGCTCATAGCCGGGTATGATCCTTTCAAAGCTGAATTGGCGACAAATAAACTTATTTTCGAAAAGGAAACAGAAATATTACTTGAGGAAAGCAGAAAAACACCTACCCTACTTGAAGGCCTTAATACTTTCTTAGAAGTCAAGAAAAAAAAGAATCTGGCAAAAGATACCTTGGTAGCTTACACCAGCTACATCGGAAAGTTCGAAAATTATCTTCTAGAAAATAAGCTTGCCGATGTGAGATTAAACGGAATGGACACCCGATTCATATCCGATATGCTTGATTGGTTAACCGTTGAACACAAATGGGGTGAAACGACTTTCAATAATCACCTTGCATTTTGGGTTAATTTATTAAACTGGTTTGCAAGATCTCCAAGGAAGTGGTTAAGACGTGAGGATTTCGAAATAGGAGCCGATCGGGATCTTGAATTTAAAGTCGCCAAGGTAATGAAGAATCAGTATTTCGGCGCAAACGTAGCGGAAAAGGTAAAAAAAGAAATGGAAAACTTTCCCAAACTACTTTTCTATTCACAATTCATTTACTACAGCTGTATGAGGCCTGAAGAAATCAGGCAATTGAAAATTGAGAATGTCGACATTGAAGGGCGCTACATTAAAATAGTTGGTAAGACTAGCAGCAGGACTATACCAATTAGCGATGAACTTGCGGAGATGTTAAAAAGCCTGAATCTTCAAAATTACCCTTCGAATTATCACGTCATCGGAAAAGCTGGCGAGGTGTCTGATCGAACTCACGGAGAAAATTATTTTGCAAAAATGTTTCATGAGCATATCAGGCCAAAATTAAAGCTCTCAATGGATTTTACGCTCTACGGATGGAAACATACTAGAGTAGTAGATTTATTGAATGCTGGCTATTCTGATGCTGAAATCATGGGGCTAACCGGACACCGAGATACATCAAGCTATGATAAATACAAACGGGATCTAATAGGCAACTTGAGCAATAATAAGTTAAGAGGTAAAACTATTGGATGGTAAAATGAGGTGGCTAAAGGCAAGCTTTTATTTAAGGTGTTAATTTTTTCTTCTTGAGCTGTAAAATTGCGATTCGAATTCGGCAATATTTTGTTCTCTTGACTTTCGGATAGTATTGGATGCTTGAGTTTTTTCTACATGAGCAGTTTTAACTAATAAGCCTTTGACGAATATAACAACTGGATCATCTTCGCCGGCATTTCGTAAATGCGCTTGTAGTTTTACATCCCAATTATCTACCGCTTCCGCAACCGAGCTTCCTTTACCAACCACGCTTTCGTGCACATCATTAGGAAGTAGGCAAATGAACCCAGGCGATTCCTGGTACACTTCCGCTCCAAGTAGTTTTGGTAATCCATCGAGTTCTATATTATGTTTCTTGCGACGGGGCATTATCTGTGATTTGACTTGATGTATTGGAGAATTTTTTCTCGGTTTGATGTACCAGCAGCTCTTGCATATTCTTTGTACTTTTCCGTGCTAACATTTGCCTGCTGAGCGGCATAACTCACTTCATTTGGATCGTTCAAATCTACTTTAGCATCGTCACGACCATCTTGTTTTCTTTTATCGTCCATGTTAATAAAACAGTGATGCCTGCCATTTGGTTTTGAATTACCTTTGATGCATGACAATTCAGGAATATGAAGATTGGTTTAATAGTGTGGAAATACCAAAAGGAGAAACAATGCTTTTCCCAGGAACAACTATTGTCGATCCAGAAAAGTTCCTTTCGGTATCTATCGCAACATTAAAAGCAAGTCCGGACGCGAAAGCTAATGCAGCTATATGGCATCGCTTAAAAGTTTTTAAATTATTGATTGAATCAAATCTATAGTTACAAAAGCGGTTTAGAATATCCATCCTAAACCGCATTCATTCATTAATTAACACCGCTCATGACAGCGGTATTATTATAACCACATTAGAGAAATTCTTGTTTGTAACAAAAAAAAGGCTATCTCACGACAGCCCTAAAATTTACTAACAAACGAAAAATTTTGAAAAGCCTCCGAAGTACATAGGCCTTTTATGGATCATCAACTAACCAAAATCAATGATCGTATGTTTTTCATAGATATGGTATAAAACCACAATGATTTGCTTTTGTTTGAGAAATCAAGTTTTGATACAAAAAGGGGTGATCTCTCGACCATCCCAGAACTAAACAACTATTTTTTATTGTAGGTCACCCGTATAGGTAATAAATGAATTTGGTGTTGTCCAAATCTTTAAGTCTTGTACGTGAACTCCATTTAAAGTTTCTGTATAGCTGCCGGAATAGCCATACACTGGAATTGGTGTGTGGGTGGTGATGTCCTCTGCTGTAACTTCTTGAACCGCTCCTTGGCTGTTGCCAGTAATGGTGTAGAGTACGTTTCCAACGATATACTCAGGGAATAAATAATACATTTCAACAGCTGGTTTTGGTGGTTGGAATGTGTGGGATACAATCGACATTTTTGAAGGAGATGATGTTGAAGACACTATCATACCTTTCACTATGATTTCACCATTGCCGGTATTGTTAACGTTAACATAATTGTCCATGTTTGGAAGGTCTGGCTCTGCTAATTGGAAATACTGATTTTTTCGATTATATATATGATCCTCATAGGCTGTTCTAAATTTTTTAAATTCCTCACGTGTTACATTTGGGTCGCCCACAAATGTAGGACGAATCACCACGAAATACGGACCAGCTGTCATTATCTCGAGATATTCATTATTTGGACTTAAAATTTCTATTGCAGGTATTGGCAGACCATTTTGAACATTTACAATTGGATGCGGTATGTCTCCGAAGGTCATTGTTCCAAACCATGCAGCTTGATACGTGCCATTTGCTTGAGGCTGCAAGTATACTTCTTGGTTTGATTGCCCTGGCAATGTCATCTTCAAATCTACACGATCCTTTAGTTTTCCCGGGCTATCATCCTTAGCGGTCTGGTCTTTTTTACATGCGGTGAATGTTGCGGCCAAAGCAAAGCCAAGCATTAGTTTTAGATGTTTGTTCATAAGATTGATTTAAGTGTTAATATTTAAGGAATACAAGATATGTAATTAATAAACTACACCAATGTAACAAGCGAGATAGTATATGCCTAAGATGGAAAATCCTTTACGTACAGCCTCCCAGCCATGATGAACGATGTCAAAATACTGATTTATGAGTATGGCGTAATAACATCCTTTGCATTAACGAGATATCTTACAGTCTAGATACTGCTGGAATTCTTTGCTTTAATCTTCATAAATATTATGCTAATAATTTTAGTAATTGAAGGTTATGTTTTATAATTTTGTTAAATGGCAAAAAAGTTCAAATTCAGGAAAATGTATTTTGTGTGTCAAGATGGCAAAGTAAATGAAGATAATGTTGCCATGACACAGGCTTACAATGAAAAGGAAGTTGCGGAACGAGTGTGTGAAAGTAGACGGCAGCAGAACCACAAAATGTGGGATGATAAAACTAAACCCTTTCCAAAACATACAGTTGAAGCATTTTACCTGTTGCATGAAAGTTTGTTTGACCAGGGTGATAAGAAGTAAAAAGCCTCTCATTTCTGAAAGGCTTTAGATTACCGAATCGTATTGCGATAACGATTTGATAATGCAATTTAATTATTTTCTAAATCCCAACCAAAGGAAAAAGCAAACTACTATCGCCACCCCAATCCAAACCTTCCAGTCTGGCTTATTATCCTTGCTCTTATTGAGGTTGCTAAATTTGTAAACACTATCCTTTCGGGATTTATCGCTACTATCTCGCTTAAGCTTATTTACTTCAGTACTTGTTTTAGTCGTATCACCGGAAGAGAAGTCTTGAACGGTTTCCCTATTAATAAGCATTTCATTAAATGGGATATCGCGGTCCTTATTACCCTTCTTTTTGATCTTGGCCGTTAGTTCATTAGTTTGCTTATTATGATAAACCGTAACACTGACATCTTTATTTTTGACGTCAACCAGTTTAAAAGCGGTGTCACCTTTTAGGTCAACTGGCCCCTCAACTTTGAAGTTGGCCGTAAGCTCGATATCATCATCCGGGACGGGCTTTTTAAATGATATCGTTTCCTTAGTTGTGGTTTTACCTTTGTCGTAGACACCTTTGGCAATTGTGGCCAGGCTGTCAAACTTGGCAGTACTGACAGCGACATCATTTTTAATATTGACTTCTCCTGAATGCTTATCCAGCTTTTTGTTTTTAAGAATTCGGCACCCATTGGAGGTTGTAAGAACGAGCGCCAATGCAATTAATAATAGCTTTTTCATTTCTTGGCTTTTTTAATGATAACTGTACTTTTCTTGGTAGTGTCGATTGATATCCACTTCCGGATTTGGTCGAGTTCACGATCGGTTCTGTGTAACATCAAACCATTAAGGCTGTCGATAAAGCGATCCTTTTTCTCAATGGTGATATCTCTGATCTCAATCTGTTTTTGATAATAAGTTTTATCAGATTCCCTGATTTCCCTGCTTTCCTGTAACCTATTGTTATTCTGAATGGCAAAGAATGAAGCAAGGGAAGACACGGCCGCAAGTGCCCAAGTCAGCATTTTATGAGTTCCACTACTTTTTGATTCTGTAGTTTCTATTTCTGTATTTGTTGCCATTCTTATTAAAATATTAAGGTTTTAAGAATAGAGCTGCTTCTCTTCTTCTTCGTTTTACCAATCCATCCAGAACCACTTTTACACCGTTAATAGTTCCCTTATTCCATACGCCAAACCAATATTCGATGGTAGCTTTATCTTTGATACCAGCGTTAATTCTTTTAAGCACAGTACTGCCGGCCATCCCATTATTACTAGTTCCAACGTTATAGGCAAAAGATGTCAAAGCATCAAACTGGTTCTGTGTAACTTGAACTTTCAATGCCTTGGTCACAGCTGGAGCATAGTCGCGATCTATCTGATACTGCAATAGCTCGGAAGCTCGCTTTTCAGAGATAGCAGGATCCTTTAGAGTTACAGCTTTACCATTTTCATACCTGGTTGTACCGTAGCCGATAGTAGGGACTTTTACGGCATCCAAATAAGGTTTGCTCATAAACTTCTCTTCATTCTTAATGAAGGAGATTCCATTAGTTGAAATTTTCATCTTTCTTTTGATCTAAGGTTGAGTAATCGGGATCTTTAACTGGCAGCTTTGAAACTGCAGCTAATACGGCGCCTACCGTTAAGGCATATCCCGCAATAGTTTTCACATTTTCAGGAATGCCTGGAATAACCAGAACCGATCCAGCAGCACCAGTTAAATACAAGCCTAAAGCCTGTAATTTTTTAAAGAACTTCGGACTATCCGAAGTAATTCTATTATTTTATTCTATACTGAAAACTAAAATTGTATCCATTGGAATTGTAAGCAGATGACGGAACCGCGCCGATGTTTACGTTTACAATATCTAGTGTCGGATTTGCGCTAACTGAAACGGTTGCGCCGCTACTTATTGTACTAGCTGATACACCGTAACCCATGGCATCAATAGCGTCGGTAAAATTTGAGGCTATAGGTAAGCTAAAACTTACATTTGTGTTCTGAGTGGGTTCGGATTTAGTTAGCGAAACAAACCCGTAAACGGTTACGGTGTTACCTACTCTCATGTAGGTAAACGGGTTAATAGTTGGCGTCGCTGTTGTATTCGTAACGTTCGACATCGTAGGATTGTAAACTCCGTTTGCGATACTTCCCGAGGTCGATCTCGAAAGAGAGCCGTCCGCATTAACTACCGCTAAACTTTCAGTCGTTCCGATCAAATGCGGGAGTGTTATCCCGGTTTGTCCAACTTCGAGGCGGCTAATTCCGGCATTTTGTATTATTACTTTTTGGGCTGAGTTAGGTTGATTTATGTATAAAGTATTGGCTGTATTTAAAGGCTCTATTTTGCCACCCACTTTAAGCGTACCGTTTACTATTGCAGAAGTCAAGCTACTTCCTAAAGCAATATCGCCGTTGTTTGCTACGGAAAGCCTAGTCCTCCAATCTGTGTCATACGTTTGAATATTTAAGCTTCCCGAACCCCTTAAATTTAATACTTGCCCTACCTCTCGGCTTCCTATTGAATTTGTCTGACCTGAATAACCTATAGTTAAATCGTTATCTATCTGAGCCGATCCGGCTAATGTCATAGTGCCAAAAGCGTTTATGGTTAACCTGTCTAAATATTCATAAGTCGAGCCGGTAAAAGTTCTAGTTTGAAGCTTTAAACCTCCGGCATAAGGATAGACCGCTCCATCAACATAACCGTAAATTTTACCCCCTATAGTTGCGTCGACTGCTGTTAAAGCAAGTTTACCCCCCGCAATGGTTAGTTTTTCTGTAGGGGTAATTGTCCCAACCCCTACATTGCCCCCATCAGCCGAAATAGCTAAATCGGCATGACCTACACCTATTTTCCAAGCGCCTATTCTCGGCACTTCTGTTCCAACGCCACCGTTTATATAAGCAAAAGTGGTTTGAGCATTATTATAAGCAGATATTTCGGCTCTTGATCTAATATTACCGTTTACATCTAATCGTTCTGTAGGGTTTGTAGCTCCTATTCCTACGTTTCCTGCAAACGGTTGCAATACTAAATTTCTCCAAGTTGTTGCGTTTTCAACAACACCTATAAATCCAGCTTCAATAGACGGACTGTATCCAATATTAACTCCCTTATTGCCCAAACCTGTTGCAAGACCTATATGGAAGTTTGAACCAAAATCATTACTTGCGCTATATCCATTAGTGCGTATCGGTAGGGTTGTTGCATTATTTACGTTTGTAACGTCTTGCAAACTTGTTGCTAAAGCCGCTTTAACCTGAGAAGTACCTGTATATCCCCATGTTCCTGAATTATTTACCATAAAACTGAAAGGTGTTTCCCTTAAAGTATTAAGATATGTTTGCCCGTTCCAAACCGTAGCGCTTGCCGCGTTTCCTACAATACTGTTACTAATTAAGGAACCGTCATTTATTCCAACCCATTGCCTAAAAGCGGGGCGGTCTATCGTGTAGGCTTTGCCGTTTTTAAATCCTATACCAAAATCTGGCTGAGGGTTTAGCGCGCTACTAAAATCAGCAGGGTAGCCGCCCCAATTTGTCGCGCTTGCCGCGTTCGCTCCGATCATTTTACCTGTCGAAATATCGTCAAGCCTAACGACGTGGCTCGGTTGTGTTGGCGCACTCGTAACACTTGCAGAACCCGTCGCAATAGCGCCTACGCTCATAGCTTGCTCGGAAACGTTTCCAGCTGTTAAAACATCGTTTAGATTTATATTTACAACGCCTTTCTTTCCATTAATACTTTCTACGTCAGAACTGCTTGCAACTTTTCCGTAACTCGAACCGTTAGAAATTATCCAGTCACCGACACGAAATTCTAAACCGAATTGGGTGCCAGCAGTAGAAACGATATAATAGTAGCCCTTATTTGAGTTTGCTGCAGCTGGTAAGGTTGGAGAGTTGGTTGCGGCGTTATAAGTACCACGATAATTAACGGCACCTAATAGAGCGTCATTAATCTGTGTTAATGGCACTTTCTCTGATCCGTCTAAACCTGCATAACCGTTTGATTGCCCTTTTTCAGACTTAGCCTGGTATGCTGCTAAATCACCCGAATTAGCTTTAGTATTTAAACCGCCAATTACAGCGTCAACACTTGGATAACCCGTACTAGATGGAGAAAGATCCTGCTGCAATAAAGCTTTAGTCTGGTAAAGTGCTAATTGACTTAAATCAGCTTTTAGAGCTAATAAAGAATCAACACGCTTTTTAGTTCCGATAACCCTGAACTTTAATCCGGCATTACCGAAAACCAAGTTTCCATCAGGACCTAAATAGAAGTTGCCATACGGTTTCGATCCGGTAGGCAATGTGTCGTAAGTCTGGGCCAATGCTCCAAACGTTACAAAGAGTAACAAAATTGATAGTAGCTTTTTCATTTTTTAAATGATGGTAACTGGTCCGAAAACCTCTGTAAAAGTGATTATATTGATACCACCAGTCCCGTTGACAGTATATGTGAAATTTGGAGTGAAGGGAGTCATAACACCATTACCAGCATCATAAATACCAGTAATACTTCCAATGTTATTTCCATGTTTTTGGGCGTAAGTCCTGCCATCGTTTGGAACGATATCAGTCTGCCAATTAATAGAGAAATCAGCGTTTGACTGAATAGTGGTTTTCGGATCTGAACCGCCGACTCTTCGCCATTTAGCCGGATCTAGTGACGGATCGGATTGATTGTCATTTACCAAGCTCAGGTAAATACCTGTACCTCTAATGACAGTAACGTTTACAGGGTATGCTTCGTCGGCACCAGGCTGAACCCAAACACCCTTCCAAGAAATGAGATCACTGTTTTTGATTTTGGCAGCAGTGACGGCCTTTTGGTCATCATCACCAGCATTGACTTCTATTTGCGTAGCTATTTGAATTACCCCTCGATTGTTTTCAGTTGCAACAGGTAAATTTAAACCTCCCTGAAACATTTGCAGAATCTCATTTTTGGTATAAAATAAACCTAGCAATGGGATTTCAATGACGCTACCACCGCCGAATTTGTTTAAACGAAGTTTGCCGTCGCTGGTTAGCGTTCCGGAAATAGGTATTTCTTCAATAGTCTCGTTATACTTGCCTCTGAATCCGAGCTCAAGCGTATCGGCCGGTTCTATCTTTCTGATCATGTCGTCTAATTGAAATCATTGAACTTACATTGTTCGATCTCAGGCGACAGTCCCGTAGCGGCCTCAAATTGTGAAAAGGTCCAATTGCTGTAGTTACTACAGTCGAATTGGTTGCCCAAATTTGCGTATTTTTTTCGTAAAACCAAAGTGGTCATTTCGGAGCTGGGGTTATATTCCAACTTCGTCAGATATCCACTTTGAAGCAGCCCGTCATTATCTTTAACGGTAATATATCCGTAATTACGGCCTCCTGTATCTCTTCCTTGGTGAGCTGCTTTAATCAGCTTAACATCCTCAATACTTAATGAAACTTTGCACGTTATTTTTACTGGCGCAAATATCCTTTCAAATTGATCAAACTCGCCCAGCATGACATCAGCTTTTTCAAGGGTAACCCGTTTGCTAGGATCGCCAATATTAAACTGCTCGGATGCTTTGAACTGAGTTTGCAAATCTCCATTTTTACTAAAGAAAGTATTCTTTACCAGCTCGAAACTCTTTTTAAAAACAAATCCAGTATTCAGAAGTTTTGCCCACGCATACAACATTCTTTTAGGGGATAAGCGAAGATTGTAAGAGGTTTCCGGACTGATCACACCAGTAACAGAAAGGAAAGCTTCGTCCTTTTCAGGAACCCATGCAGATCCATTTTGAACCAGGGCAATGGCAAAGTTATCCTCATCGTATTTCCATGAATCGAGTTCCGTATCGGCAAACTTTTTACGCCTTGTAAGCTCGATCGAATATCCTGAAGTTAGAAGTTTGGAGAGCTGACTTAACTTCTTTTTATAGGAAATAATCGGAGTGATATAGGTTTGCTTGGTATTGAATTCATCCAAAGTTGTAACATCATCTTCAGGATATTTTGAGTAACCAATTTCAATCTCATTAAAGATCGAATCCAAATCCACTTCCTCGTAATAATCCTGAATTGTATTATTCAGCCTCAAGATCTCAACATCTTTGTAGAAATAATCAAAACGTTCAATTCTCATGTAGCTATTTCCTGATGCATCAACCTCATAGCATGATCCAATACAATGCATGGCATTAAGACTTTCAACAGCATCCTTAAGGCTTAAAATTACAGGACGATCTTCCTTTGAAAAGTTTCTAATCTGATAGCCATTCGTTATGGCTTTCTTCGCACCTGGTCCCATTGCATTATAGCCCAAATCTGGCCTACCAAGAAAATCGCTAACCAAATAGCCTTTATTATCGGTAATGCTCTTTATGATCCGATCAATCGACTCATGGATAAGATAGGAGTTTGCACTTGTTGGAGCTGTTTCGGTTTTGCCTTCAATCTTGATGAAAGTACTATTCATCCATATTTCAGGGCTTTCCGTTCTCCAATTACGATCGCCATCAAAACCGAATCGGCCAAATATGTAAACCTTATCGCCAATTTGTAAATCGATATTTACGTTCAAAGATCCACTCCAATAAAAATCAAGTTCACGATCGTTTGTTTCGCCAGTGATCCGGGCGCCAATATCGTAAGTGGTAATATTTCCAGATCTGTTTCTGATTAATTTCCATTGGTAATCCCAGGCACGAATACGGCCGCTGGCGCCAAAGGTAGATGGCGTTAGATAGAAGTGAAAGCGGGTATTTAACTTAATGTCAAAGCTAAAGTTTCCATTAGATTTAAGATTCCAGTCCCATTTATCAGTACTTACCGGCTCTTCTTTATAAATACCAAATGCATTGGTCCCGGCATCACTAATCTCATTTGTTGTTGATGCTGAAAAATCCGGGGAGATGTAGAAATTATGATCAAAATTTGAATCCCTTGGATAAGAGAAAATCTGATGTTGTGAAGCATCATACGATTTATCAAGTAGGTATCTTTCAATAATTGATTTACTATGCAATGGCAAAACGATACCATTCAATACCGGCATTGTCGAACCGTCAATAGTTTTAACAGCTGTTAAAGTCACTGGCGTTTCATACCGAGTTTCAATTTTGTCATCAAATGTTTTCCTTTTTACAGAACAATCAACCGAATTGAAAGTCGTTTTAGCTGGTGAATTGAGATCCAGGTCACCTTCATAATCAACAATGAATGTCTGGCCAATAATAAAACCAAACTGAAGAATGATCTTTGCATCGGTTCCTTTTTTCTTCATTTCGTCAAGGATTATTTGCCTTCCGGAAACTTCAGTAAACGATAGCTGGATAGATCCATCGCTATAATCAAAGTCAACTCCATGAGTCGAGCTATCACGTTTTAAAACGAAATTAACTTTATCCCATCCCACTGGCTCGCTTATGATAAAAGATCCTGAATCAGTAACTAATCTGAATTGATCCTCTTTTTCGTATAGGTTGAACATATCCATTATTAATTGCCTCCTCTGCTATTTCTAGCGTTTAAATCCTTAATTCTTGCATTGGTTTCAACACGATATTTTGAATAGCCACGATCGTCAAAATGGTGCTCATCGAAAGGAATGCTTTTAACTGAACGATCAAACATTCTACCCATTCGATCATAATCGAATTTTTCGGCCGTATTGCTCATCATCACATAGTGATAGTTATTCATTTTTGACATATTACCACTTAGTTCGTCAGAATTGCCCATAGCAGATAGGTTTCCATTTTTATCAATGAAAAGTTGATTAGCGCTTAGCCAGTTGGCTGTATCATCTGCATTTTTAATCTTTGTTCCGCGTTTCAAATACTTGTATTGTCTTTTAGTGTTAAGCTCCTTAGATCCATCCGGATTGATCTGAAGCTCTGGCCCACGCTCCGCAATTTCTGCGATACCTTCCGGAGCATTTTCGGTACCCGTATAGAATTGAGGTATTGGTTTCGATAAAACCAAAGCAGCTTGAGCAATACCGACACCAGTAACGAAAGCAGAAAGTATTCCGGCACTTACACCAAAATCAAGATAATGAGCACCACCACCAGTTGAAAGCACAGACATTACAGCAGCTGCAGTATTCACGGCAATACTTAGCAAGGCCATTTGCTTTTCCTGTTGAGCTGCTTTCCTTTTTTGAGTTGTTACTTTTCTTTGGTAATCTTCCTCTATTTTGATTCTAGCATCGGCATTGTCACCAGCGCCTTCTATTGCACGGTCTCTTTCCTTGGTAAATTGATCTATTCTGGTTTGAGATGATTCTTGCATTGTACCATTAATACCTGAAATCAACCCATTTGCTATGTTCGCAAAATCTTGGAAACTTAACTTTCCATCTTCCAAGCCGTTTTTCATGCTGTCAATAAAATGATGCATGGCATCAGTCATGGAATAAAATAGATCACTCCATTGCTCGCCGACTACATCCGATACTTTTTCAAAACTTCGCGCGATATATTCAGTGGCTAAATGCATAGCCTCTTTCTGTTTTTCTAAAGCTTTTTCAGCTGCATCTCTTCTTCTACCAAGCTCCGTTGCATACATATCAGTCAACTTCTTTTCGCCTTTGGTTATAGATTCAGACATAGCATCAAAGATTTCTTTGTCTGACATAGCAAATAGCGCCGGAGTAGATCTTAAATCAGCTTTTGCTTTTCTATTTGAAGTTGATAACGATGAGTTAGCGGACGTTGCGGATTGAGTAAGTTCACCAAGTTTATTTCGGTTTACACCATTTAAAACATCTTTGACATATTGAAGCTTATCCCGCAATTCATCAAGCTTTTCAAGCGCTTCTTTTGATGGAGCGAATTCCATCCCTTTATTTTTAGCAGCGAGAGCTTGAAGCTGTAGAGCACGCTCCATTTTTGTTATCTGGTCCTCCAAAAGAGAAATGCCATCCTTCGCTTCTTTATTAGATTTTTTATTATGGTCAGAAAGCTCTTTTAATCTAGCCTTAAGCGCTTCAATTCTGCCATAAACTTCCGTACCAATTACCGCACTACCATCAAGCTTTTTAAGCTCTGAAATTCTTTTTTGAATAGCCGCAACAGACTTTAATTCAGCATCAGTTAAGTTTCTTGTTTTCTGATCAATCTCAGGATAAAGCTCCGAATACTGTTCTTTTAATTCCCTAACTAAGGATTGCTGTATCGCTACTTTACCATTCAGCTCAGATACTTGCTTAACCGCATTGGCATACTGCAGGGCATTTGTCCCTTCGTTATATGGATCTGCAAGTTGTTTGAAGTAATTATAACGTTGCCATAAACGAGTTAATTCAGCGCGTTGCTCGATGAGTCTTTTATTCAATTTAACTTCGCTAGAGTTATCGGCGGTGATCATCTGCGCCTTAGATACACCAATACCCTCATATTTGTCTATTATAGATAGATTTGTCGAATTAGTCTTTCTTCTTACTTCTTCTTTTCTTGACTCTTCCGCAGATTTTCGGAATTCTTCTGGACTTCTAAGGTTTTTAAATGAATTGATAAATCCAGCGGTAAGATTTTTAATAGCTGTTAATGTTTTATTAGCGCCCCTTATGATATCTTCAAACCACGTGTTTAGGCCTCCTGAAGTGGCGATCTCTTCCATGGTATTCTTAAGATTGTTCATCTCAGCCTGCATTCCAGATACTTGGCCTTGAATCTTATCGCCGAAGGTTTTATCCAATTCATCAGCAAGTTTCGGCAATAGGTCAGCGGCCAATACCTCGCCTTTCTTAAGCATTTTGTCAAGCTCCTGAGTGGTTACGCCTAAAGCTCTAGCTGCGATAGCAAATGCACCAGGTAAACGCTCACCTAATTGACCTCTTAACTCTTCGGCCTGAACATTACCTTTCGATATCATTTGTTGAATAGCAGTTAAAGCACCACCCAATTGATCATTGGAAAGTTTAAGTACTGCAGCTGCTTTTGATACTGACATGAAAATTCTATCTGTATCTTTCAAAGAATAATTTGAAGCAATAGCGGCCCCGGCAAACGACTTGTAACTATTTGCCAGAGTAAGAAACTCAAGGCCCAAAAATTCGGAAGTCTTTCTTAATTCTTTAAGTTTTTTATCAGCAGCTTCACTACTTCCTAAAGTGAAAGTCAAAGCCGCGGTTAAGCTGTCAAGACTTAGATTCTTTTCAAATGCAAAACTCAAAGCAGCCCCTGCAGATAAATAACTAGCCGCTAAACCACTCAACATTCCGATTACACCTTGAAGCGATCCACCGTAATTACCAACATTACGTTGATGATTGCCCATTTGAGCATCGAACCTTTTTAATGCGTCATTTAGGCGATTGTATTCAGTGATTTGTGCCCTGATATCTGCATTCTGACTTTCAAAACCATTTTCGGCATTACGAATAGAGTTCCCTAGCGTGGTTAGTCTCTGTTGAGCTTCCCGATAAGATCCGGCCGCTACGGTAATTGCAGATCCGGCCGCTCTGGTTGCAGCTGTTAACCTCTGTTGCTCCTGAGTTAGTCTTCTATGTTCAGCAGTGTTTCTAGCTTCCTCTAACCTGGTTCTTGCAAGCTCTTCACGTAATTGCGCTTGAGCTGCTCTTGATCTTTGAGTTTCAGCGTTTGATTGTTGTTGAGTAACCCTCGAGGCTGCAAGTTCGTTTCTAAGTTGTTGCTGAGCTGCTTTAAGTCGATCAATTTCGGCACGATATTCTGCTGATTTAGTACGATTTTCTTCAGTGGCCGTTCTTTGGGCAATATACTCAGCTTTCAAACGGGCAACTTCTTCCCGAACCGCCGCCATAATAGCCCGGTTATTAGTTAGTGCATTATTTTGCTCGATGAATGCACGTGTTGCAGCTTCACTTTGAGCTGCAAGTTGACCTAACCAATCTCTGCCGGAGCTGTTGGTAACATTGATTTTCTTTAATGCATCTGCAAGTTTTAAAAGTTCAGATTTAGTAACTGCAGATTGTTTTTGAATACGTTTAAGATCGTCAATAACTGATCTCGCGAATTGATCTTCAGATTGTTCAAGATCTTTGAAAGCAGCGTCTAAGCCGTCAAAGTCAAATAATTCCTTATACTGAATTGCCATCGGACTGTGATTTTAGAAATTAAATCAACAGGCCCGTAGTCGATACCCAAAAGTAAGAAATTAATTTAAGTAACGGCCAACTTGAAATTACAGTAAATAATATTCAATTTTACGATATGAAAAAATTTTTAACGCTATTATTTGTGATATCAGTAGGAGTCGCAAATGCACAAACCTCAACATTGAAAGAATATTCAGCCCCTAATGGAAAGATTTATAAACCTGGTGACACCATTAAGCTTGGGAGAGGAAGTGATCCACAAGGTAATTTCAGGTATCTGGAAATGGGCGGTTGGGGAGCTGTAATGTCCTATAATTCCAATAAAGATGCTAGCCAATTTAATATAGGTCGAGCGTATAGTGGCACAAATGTAATCGTAAAAAAAATAAAGCAAACTAAAATGAGGGGGTCTGTAAGAACATTCTTTACAGTTGCAGGCGGTAACATTACAAATTACAATTTAATTATTGATGATGCTATTGCTACATGTGAGATCGCAGACTGCAACGAATCTAAAAATGCATCAAATAATACAAATTCTGAGTCTAGCTTAGATAAGCTTAAAAAATTAAAGGATTTGCATGATTCTGGCGCGATATCTAAAGAAGAATACGAGGAAAAGAAAAAGAAGATTTTAGATTCAATCTAAGAATTGTTGATACCACTATCGCCCAAAAGATCTTTCAATTCATCTTGATGTTGCTTCTGATGTTGCATTTCATCAGCCCACGCCGTAAGAAGATTGACAGTATTTTCTAAAGAACCGGCATCGTGATCAATACCATTCATGATGCCGATTTTACCTTGATGCTCAACATTTGTTTGAGTTATAACGATATAGTTATTGGATTTTACCAAAGCCTCCATCGCCGCCTCCATCTTTTCAGATGTTGCAGCAAATGACTTGAAAGACTTTTTATTTTTCGACATTGCTCAAAAATACTAAATTATAAGGGAGTAGTTAAAATATTGCATTTTATTTTTAATGCTGTTTTTGGATTATTATTGATGATTCCAGTCTGACCGCTAGCAATAAACAAACTTTCAGAATATCCATAATCATTGAAAACTGTAAAAGTCAAATTAAAAGGACTTCCATTTGTGATAGTTGCTTTCAAAGTATTGCCATCTGAAAGTGCATTAAAACCGATGTTTTCCTGAACATTTACATCCTGCCTGGTTTTCAAAACAAACTCGCCAGATGTATTATCATCTATTCTGAAAAACAATGGAGTAGTATCTGTTAAGCCAGCTTGATTATAAAGACTTAATACCAAACCAATATAAGCCGTCGATGTGCTGATTGATACACATTTTACAGTATATACCGCATCTTCAGCAATAAGCTGTTTGCTTGCCAATAACTCAACATTTCCATCAGTAAGGAATCCGGAACTATAGATTTCAATTCCGTTTTTCTCTATAATCAATGACGCCCTGCTTTGCGCTGGCCATGGCATTCTATTGATCTCATGCACGATCGCAAAGTTAAGATTGTCGCCAACCATGGCCCCGTTCAGTGACCCAAACGAAGTGCCATAAACATTGCCCAGGTTATTTCCATTTGCAGATGGAACCAATACCATATCTACTGTTGGATTATCTCCCTTTTCGAAAGTGTAATTTATCACCACTGCTTTTGGCGGAATACACGTGCCTTTCTGGTTTGCGTTTGACTGCTTATTATTATCAAGATCCGCCTGAGCTTTAGCATTTGCATCAGCCTGGCTAATTGTTGAGGTATGCTTTCCCGCTGGAATACTATAAGTAACCATTGAGCCAGTACCGGAAGTGCAATTGTTCTTTTGAGCTACAGCCGACATGGCGTCAGATTGATAAACAACATCCATCTTACCATACTTATTAATCTTACTGAAATCAACTTCGTAAAGTTCAATTTCTCCTTTGCTCACGTTTGCACTTTCGCGAACAGTAGGACTATAGATCCCTTTCGCTCGGTAATTTCGGCCGTTAATAATTATCGAATCACAAACTCCCAGTTCGGTCATAGCCTCATGAGCACCATCATCAAAAAAGTAAGTTGAGATCTTGATTTTACGATCGAGTTCAAGCTTTTCATTTCTCAAAGTGCCGGTACTGACTTCACGATATTGCTCAAGATTTCCTTCGGCCGTCCAATCAACAAGCGAAACTGTTAATCGGATCTTATTTCGAAATGTAGGGTTTTCGAAATAACGAAAACGTGATCTAGTACGGCTATTCCGGTATAGTACCGAAACTGTCATCCTTTCGGCTAAAGCTAAGTTCATTACCTGGATAGGATTGCTGATACATTTCACAATAGCACCGACTTTGATAACTAATTGATATTGGCCCGTGGGAATGCCATTCAGTGTTCCATTGCAAAAAATATTATATCCTCCATTGTTGGGGATCACATCTTTTGAAAGTGGTGATACATTGGTGAATGTTCCGGCCGTACCTACAAGATCAAGCTGCAGATTATCTGAATCAGAAAAAGGGATATCAGCATTAACATAAAAGCTGAACGCTTCACCCAAAGCGATTACAGGGCAATAAACTCTTGACTGCCTCGCTGACAATCTTGGAATATTTATGGTTTGATCAGTTGACTGGTTTGTAAACCATCTAATGAAGTTAAATCTGTTAATCTGCATCGTTGTTAGTTTTTTTAAGGCTTGCGGCCTTGTCTTCAAAATATTCCATTCTTATTCTAAAATCATACATGCTCAGTTCTCTGGCATTATGCATTCCGGCTTCGTTTAGCGAGGCACAAATCTTTTCAAACTTCTTTTCATTATCGATGATGATATTGGTCCCGTTTTGGATCCTGAATGCAACCGGCTTCATTTGGTTGATGAAGTAAAGCTCGAGCGCTTTTATCCTTTGATCGTTTGCCTCGCTTGGATCAATGGCATGATCAATTTCTGCAAGCTTAAGGTTTCGGAGGTTCTCATAGTAATTGACATCATCCTGAATAGCATTCGGAAAATAGAACTTCAATTCATCAATAATTTTTTTTTAATTCCTCCAAAAGAAGATCAACCTTTTCAGTGCTGATATTGGTTGCGAGCAACTGTTTGTAAACCTCATCTTGTTTATCTTCCGATATGATATCGACTGGCTCACCGTTAATAGTATGGATCAGGCAGACAAGAGCTTTGCTTTTAATACTAATGTTTTTCAGCATCGTGTTAAAGCATATAGTGAGATTTATACGTTCCTCCAATAACTCATCGTATTGTTTGGCCTTAATGAATAAATCAAATTTACCATGATGTTTTGCCACATCTGCCAGCGTAGATCCAATATATTCCTTTTGTAAAAGAATAGACTGCAGCAATTGCCATTTCCATTCAGGAACTTCACGGATCGAGTTATAAAAAACAATCTCTGTTTGGTTAATGGTTTCCTTTTTCATTAATACTTGGAATAAAGAATATAAGTCAACGATGTTGAGCAAAAAAGCATCACGATTGATTTCCAAAATTTCACTTCTAAAGGGAAAAAGGCGATAGCGGAAAGGATTACACCAATCCAAAATATATGGCAAAAGATGCATGGATCGTTTTTAAACCATATCCGGAACTTTTCAAAGTAATTCCATTTATTAGCCAAAAGCATGATGAACAAAGTCAATAGACTTAGTAAAACTGTGTAGTTTAACATTCTTGTGTGTAGGTTAAAGTTAAATTCATTCTGAACCCAGCATAAGGGTACATTAAATATTGAGTTGTGATTTCAGCGTTAGAAGTATCGCGGCTTTGACTGTTTAAATAGCTTGAGAACTCTTTAAAAACTTCACTGTATTTTTCATCAACATACCCGTTATAGGATTTAAAGCATTTACAGTATTTGATTGCTTTCAAAAGATCCTCTTTAATTTCCTCAAGGAAAATGTAATCCTTTGAATTATCGATCTGGGAAAGATCACCCCAAAAAATAATGGCAATATCTCGCTCAAGATCGTTTTGCCCGAACTGCTGATAATCCTCACACTTTTCAGGACCAGTGGCAACCATGAAGGTTGATGAAACGAAATTGCCATTCGGCATAGGGTTGTAATATTCCTTTTCGCCCTGGTAAACTTTTGGAAGCGTTACAATATCGCCGTTAACTGTTTCCTTGTGAGTTCTGGCACGTCCAAAAGCAGCTGATATGTATGGTAATGTTGCAATGGCTTTCTGAAGCTCGACTATAGCAACATCCAAACCTACAGGATTCGGAATTATTAAATTATTTGGGTTTGAATAGATCATAGCTGCTGTCTTACTTTATCAATAAATGTTGGCTTGATGATTTCGCCAGTATTGTTTTTATTTTCGGTGGTTAGGTCAAGAATCTCTTCGCCCCATCTTTCAATGAGCTTCTCGGTTTTAACATCCCGGCTGTTCATCTCAAATACCTCATCGTAAAGCTCAACGTAAACTTTATCATGAAAACTTCCGGTATCGTATAAGTCAACTGGCTTCAATCTGCCTTTGTAACCAATGTTAGCATATTGCCCGATCTCGCTTCCATCACCTTTAATACCTTTGTTCATCTGCTCAGTGTTCAGGTCCGATATTTCCGGCTCATGTGCTTTAATCGATTCCTTTAAAAGCTGCTCATACGCGATCTCTTTTAACCGATCGGAAAAGATCCGTTTTACATCGCGAGTGATATCAAGATTTTCGGATTTACCGCTGGTTCTGGTGCGAGTGGCGACTCTTGGCATTATGCTACCTTCCTTCCTATGGTTTTGGAGTCGTTACATGGCAGACAAACCCGGTTAAGGTTTGAAAGATCAAAATCTAAAGCAGCTATTGCCTTTTCAGCATCTGCAATTAAGCCTTTATTAAAGTTTTCCTTATTGCCATATAGCGCGTAGTTTAGTTGGCTTTTAAGCTTCATGAGTTGTTGGTTATCAAGGCTTGAAAACTGCATGCTCAAAAGGATATCGGCCGCTGCCTGTTTCGATAACGCTTCAGCAAAAAGCATTTTGTTTGAGATGATGAAATCAGTCAAATCGCAATTGATTGTAAACTGAATGTTCATGCCCCAATTGTTCTTTTCAAGATAAACCTCATAGCTTTCATCCCACAATTCAGTACCATTCAAGTGAGCAGCTTCAACATATAAAGGCTGAAGATCCATGTACTCGGATCTGGTTTTGAAAAGTTTAAAATCAGTGTGATTACACGTTCCGCAAAGTTGAGGACTTACCAGGTTGGTTTCTTTCTTGATGCTTTGTGCACCAGGTGACAGATCTGATTCGAAATAACCTAAAATGTAATCGCCATCCTCGAAAGACTGAAGCGATAAGGTAGTATTAAACCACTTAACTATTCCCGCCTGATTGTAATTAAAAGGAATTACGGCAACTGGTTCAAGCTGCGAAGTATTGAAAAGGTAAAGCTTGAGATCAGGACAAGGCAAATCAAATTGGAAGGCTATTTTTGGAAGATTCACAACAAGATCCTCTCCCTGATGAAGCATGATTTTGAAACCCACAAAACGGCCATTGTTCGCATTCTTATTGGTCACTTCGCCACGGCCATCGTATAATCTGAAATCATCAACGATCGTTTTAACCAACGAATTAAGTTTTTTACGAATGAATACCGATTGAATAGTTTTGTCGATGCTTGAGGCAATGCTATCAAATAGCTGCTCACTCAGAACATTTACGTATTTCCAATTAGCCGTTGAGGTTTCCGGATTGTTCCCTGTATTTGCATCACTTAAGCTTTCGTATGCTTTAGTGCCGCTCAAAACACGTTCTTTTGCTGAATAGGTTTTACCTGGATCGTAAACATTATATCCTAACTTCTTAGCGGTCCTATAGGAATTCACTAAATTTTCCATTTCAATAAGCGGATGAACATCGTGAAGATCAAAAAGGATTCCGTCCGTCAAAGCCGGATCTAGCTTTTCATATTGATCGCCGTAAATCTGTTTTAGTCCTACCATTCCGGCAAGTCCTATTTTTACTAAGGCTGAATTGTACATTTTGAATTGTTAAGTGTATTAAAAAAGGCACCGAGCCTCTCGGTGCGGTGCCTTAAACTTACCGGGCGTTTCCCAACGCTGATAAATCAACCTAAACCATAACTATGAAAAAGAAAACTAAACTGTTACTGGCTTTAAGATCTCTGATTTCACGATCGCTGTATCAGTCGTGCTTGAATAAGCAGTCATGAATGAGAAATCGGCGATGATGTTCCATTTCTTAACGAAGCGGCCATCAACGCAATCATGATCAAAGAAAACACCCCAGGTAAATCCGAATAATGGATCTACATACTGAGTCCAACCTTTACCAGAGTGGATATTCAATCTTTTTTGAGATTCGTAATCGATCCAGTTATAAACTCCGATCGCTCCCTCTGGCATATCGTAATGGGTTTCTACAACATTGGCCCCTGTTAGAACGCGGTTTGAACGATACATATCCATGTTCAATACTTGATACTGCAAGTTTTGACCGTTAGCAGAACCTTGAGCAGCGATATAAGCTGGATCAATGATCGCCTCAGTGTTAGCAATATCAACGATACGGCCGTCGAAGTCATGTCTACGCATAATCGCTGGAAGCTTAGCGTAAAACTCTTTTCTGTCGATGTTCGGGATCTGGTAAGCGCCACTTGCATTTGTGTACAATGGCGAAGGGAAAACACCAGTCTTGTTAGTTTCCAATGTTTGATATCCCATGCTATCCAAAGCAGAATAAACCGCTTTCAACCCCATTTCGAATTGAAAAGCTAGATCATCTTCTTCGCTGATGTAATTGTTAACACTGATAGATGGAGTGATACCAACTGCAAAACCCATAGTTACCCATGCCATCGTTTTAAATGCTGAAGTGACACTATCAGGAGTGATAACGCATGAACGATTATTGATAACCGTTGCAGCATATCTGTTTAACACAGGGATCTTTAACGGGCGAACGGCGGCCGTTCTTAATTTATCGATAGTCGACTCAGGTAACATCAAAGCTGAATTATCTTTGAATGCCTGGATCACACTATATTTTGACAAGCGAGACTCGAACTTGTTATAAGTGAATCTTTTTCCTGCCTCTACAATTGCGTCTTGAAAGACTGTTGCTGCTGTACTCATTTTAATTTATAAAAAGGGGGTTAAACAATTTGTTTGTTCGCAACAGTCCCTTAGTTGCATTGAATTTTAGATTTGAATTAGACGATGTTTAATTTTTTAGACATTTCTTCACGCTCTTTAAGCCATTCAGGACTACCCATTACAAGTCCTTTTTTAGCTAGATAGTCATAAAGGGTTTCTTTATCCTTTACTTGAGCTAAAAGTGCAACATCTGTTTTATCGCCTTTTTTGCCTGATCCAGCGCCTCCACCTTCTTCCTCTGCCTGCTCAAAATCAAATTTGTAGCGTTCAGCGATTAGGTCGGCCTCTGTTTTGGCAGCTGCTTTCGCGGTGTCCATCTGAATGTTACCAGATGCATCTTTGAAAACAATCCCTTTGTCGGTTTCCTCAGGTTTGAAAGTGTTAAGGAAATCGGATTTAATGTAATTGATGCGAGCGTCAACGTAAGCTTTGCGATCTGCTTCCGGCACGTGAGCAGGAACGTAGATCTTTTGACCAGCTAAGAAACGATCAACACCGAAACCAACCTTTAAGCCGAACGTCTCTGTTTTAGATTTTGCTTCTAAATCAGTAAGCGCTTTGTCTTTCTCAGCAAGCGTAGTTTTCAAAGAGGCAAGCTCAGCTTTTGTAAGCTCATCACCTTTTCCCGCCAACGCATCATTGAGTTTTTTCTCAAGGTCAATTTTTTGCCCAAGTAAAGAAGCAGCTACACGCTTCACATACGCATAGGTTTTTTCTTGAGCTTCTCTCTCAATACCAGAAGCCTCTTTAACATCTTTATCGATGTAAGAGTAAATCTCGCTGATACGAGGATTAAGTTTTTCTTTTTCGAAGTTCTCCAAATGAGATTTCTCTTCATCTGCAGTACGAACAATTAGGCCTTTAGATTTAGCGTGAGTGAATAAATCACTTTCTAAAGCTCCGAGCAAACCAGTTTTAAGTTCTGTGTTTGTGGCCAATTCGGCTTGAATTTCTTCTAAGTTCATATAAGTTTCCCGTTCTTATTGATTGGTTTTGATTACTTGGTAGGATCGTGAAGTACGATCGTTTTTTCACCTGACTGAACGAATGCATTTTGTTCGCCAGTTTTTTCGTTCTCGTTGATCAAATCAGCGTAAACCTCCGGGCGATAGATCTGAATTCTTACTGAACCTGGATCTTCCATCGACTGACCAGTCGGCGATTTGAACATTTTCGAATGACGAACAATGAAGTTTTCCTTTTCACTTGCAGGATATTCATATTCCTCATCTTTGTGTTTAAGCTTCAAAGGCTTTTTGGCAGCGGCCGCAGCTTTTGCATCCTGCTCATTTTTTTGTTCCGCTTCTTTTTCCTCTTCAGCTTTCTCAGCTGCATCCTGTTCCGCTTTTAATTTATCAGCAGCTTCTTTATCCTCAAGGGCTTTAAGTTTAGCTTTATACTGATCTCTTTCCGCTTCCAGTTGTTTAACTTTCGCAGCTGCATCCTGTTCCGCTTTAGACGGCTGGGATGATTGGTTGTTGTTTGAATTCTCTGTTGCCATAACTAAATAATTGATTTTTGATTATTTCAATTCTTTCAGACATAGGCAATAAAGCTCCAAAATCAGTGATACTGCCGTTTTCATCTTCGAATTTGCATACAAAGTAATCAAAATTAAACTTAATAAACAAATCCAAATCGTTTAGCGGAAATTTCTCTTTTAAAGTGACTACCTGATCAAAACTTAAATCACAGAAAGGCTCAAGGCGCTTAAGAATTTCAATGCGCTGCAGCTGCTCCGGATTGTTACGGTACTCATTCGAATAAATCTCATTTTTGATCATAGCTATCTCGAACTGAGATGCTCCGTTTGCCTTTGCGTCTGCAAGTTTTTCCGTTAGCTGTTGTGATGTAGCTAGGTAAAATCGAGATCCTTCATCAACAGTACAACCAAGATAAGATTGACCATAGCGAAGCGCTGCGATGGTATCAATTACGAATTTTTTAGCCTTTTCAATGTTGCGCTTTAGCTTCATCAAAATTGACTGCCTTGAATCGTAGGTAGATATGACCTTAATTTCATTTTGGGCTTTGCCTGTTTGGGATTCAGGATCGAACCCAACGCATGAAAATAGAATTCCGGACTTACGGCGATCGACTGCACCATTGATATATTCCAAACTTTCTACATCGGCCGACGTGATCTTTACCTGATCGAGCAAGTCAGCCTGATCTTTGGTACGTGGCGCCTTTGATGTAAGAATGGAACCTGGTCCCATGTAGAAATTATCTTTACAAGATGGGCAATCTACGACATAATCGATGCCGCCCTGATTGATGCCGGTTATTTTACCGCCCTGGCAAGTATTCCCGTGAACATCCTTAAAATTGCAATCCTCATCATAAATCGAATAGATCGGATAAGCTGCATAGTCTTCAAGATTTTCTCCTGAGATGATACGGAACAATAAACGATCAAGTGCCCAAAGCGCCTTAGATATCGGGCTTTGTTTGATCATTTTGCTTTTACCGATGTTGTCAGTCATCAGGAAACGAGCCGGAGCGTAGCCAAGTAAATGTCTGTTTTCAATATGAATTGTGATTGACTTTAGATCTTCACCATCGATATTGTACGTCCGATAATAGTTTTCATCGATAGAAACGATACGGCCCTGATCCTTATAAGCAAGAAACGAGATATTCCCATCGTCATTTATCTCGATCGCAATTACCCTTTCGATGTTCAGATTAAAAACATAAGGCTGAGGCTTTCCATTTCCTTTGATGATTGCCATATCAACAACCTGGATAGTGTTAACCCGGTTACGGATAGCTTCAAAACATTCATTTTCCCAGAATTGGGAAAACTCCATCCATTCAAGATAGTTGGTAAAGTCCTCACGGCTCTCAGGCCTTGAAAATTGATAGCTTAAGTTTTTATTTTGCGCATCAAATACTTTGGAAAGTTCAGAAAATACAACATCAACCAGATCCGTTGTAGGAACTGGAAAGTCGAACACTTCAGTAAATCTTAGATACTTATCTTTCGGAAGTATCTTTTCGATCCTGCTTAAAAAGGTTTTGTAATACGATGAAGTATCAGATGCATCGGTACATAGCTGACTATGAAACCGAATTCGTTCCTCGTGAGCTATTGCCTTTGCGACCAGCTCGTGATTTACTTTGTCCTGAATTAACTTGATCGCTTGTTCTGATGATAACACCATTGTTGTTTAGCTCGAATTTCTGACCTTCTTTTAATTTCCAACCATCTGGCGCATTTCCCTGCACCTTGAGTAATCGATTGGCATGCTCAAGGGAGAATGTCCGGCCTTTCGGTTCGGACGGACATTCTAATACAACTTGCGTTACCATGATTATGGAGTTACAGTAACAGCTGGATAAGTTGCAAGGATGTTGAATGAAGGAGTGTATTTAACAAGATTGTTAGACCATCCAAATTCAAGCATGAACTTACCGATCGATGAATTGGACTTGCCTTTTTCAGCAACTACATCCGTATCACCTAAAAAGAAGTTGTAAATCGGGATTAAAACAGTTGTTTTGTCAACGATCAAATCGCCATCAGAATTGATAATTCCGAAACCCAATTCAGAAACGCCAGGCTGAATGGCGCTGTATGGAGTAAGCTTTTGCATTGCTGCTCTGATAGCTGGCTCAATACCACGAGGGTTGAATGTTGCAGCTGCATTACCGCCATCAACAAGCTCAGGCATACGACGAAGGTTTGTTTCACCGCCCTCTTCAACTGAATCAGTACCGGCAATAACAAGATTGGTGATGTAGTTAGTTACTACGATCTTGGTTTCATCGGTTGCAGAAATTAAAGCATCCCATGCCGTTTTGGTAAGGATAGAAGTTGGAGTAAATGGAGCGGTTGCACCAATACGACCGAAGAAAAGCTTTGCGCCTTGGCCGATTTTAAAATTACAGTTTTGTCTAAGGATCTCAATTAGAGCATCCTCTAATGGACAGTCGCCAAATAAATTCATTTTTAATTTGATTTAAAGTGAATAATTATCCGCAGTCCCGTAGCGAGAATATTTAAAAGAACAGGCCTATGGCCATTTAAGTTCAAATATAGAAAAAATATTTGATTGCAAACTTTTGATTATTTTATAATCTATTTACACTGGTGATTTGTATACCGTCTATTTTATTGACAATTAAGTGAGCTCTTAAATAGCTATCATCAACCAGTTTGGAGAATGTAAAACCGACATCAAATTTACCGTCAGATGTAAGTGACCCACCTCGATAAGCCGCATTATTATCAACTTTCTTGAGAAACTGATGCAGAGAACTCACGATTGTTGTCATGTTATGAATACTGGAATCAGCCGTGCCACTAATATTGAATGATCTATTTTGTTGTACGTTTGGATATGATGGTGGAGATGGCTTTGATTGAAAGGAACTGTTTTTAATATCATTTATTGCATTCATAAATTTGGTTTCCATTTGATTAACCGTATTCATAAGCAAATTTATAGGATCATCCTGTTTAACATTCTTCAAAATCGACTCTTGCTGCAATACATCATAAATAGGATTTTCAGGCAGTTCACCAGTTAGTGCTTCCTCAATCATAGCCCTCAATTGAGGCTTAGCAGCTTCAGATCCTGCTAACGAGTCGATATAGAATATTGTTCTCTGATCAGTAATATCAAATGGCAATCTGGTCCCTTTCTCAGCCATAGTAATAACCGGCAGACGAGCAGCATGCCTAAGTGCTAACTCGTACATAACATTTGGGTTTAAATCTGTCAAATTCGCAATTGCGAGTTTGTCTTCTAAAATCCTTTTGATAATTTGTTTATTGATTGAACCCGATGTATTTATCTCGTTTGCCGGCGTTGCCTTAAAATTGAATTCTTTCAATACGGGGTTAATCACGGAGTTTATCAATCCCATAGCTTTAACAAATGTTTCTGAATTGTATTCTCCGATTGGTGTTATTATGAAACACTCGTTAATTACAGGAATATCATTTAGGGGACCTTGGTTTTCTTCTTTTTGTTTTTCTGATTGCTTAGCCATGAGCCATTAATTTAGGTTGGCTAAAATAGTAATCTTTTTACATTTCATTCAGCAGAAAATTATTATATATTTACGATCTAATACTGCTCTCAAATGCCTTACGATAAAATCTCAAAAAATACACACTGTGATTGCCTAACTGACGCCCACGAAGATTTGACAAATTTTTTTGCTAGAAGTGTTAAAAGGGCTCCGAGCCTCAAGAACTCAGATTTTAAAAATCATATTGAAAGAAACAAGATCCCAAGCGACGAGTCTAAATGCGAGGAAGTCTGTGGTTATAATGGTGTATCAATTGAACTTTGGAATGATTCGAGCTCTTCGTTGCTATTAGAAAAATATAAATATTCAGCAGCAATAAGTCCCCAGTTCAAGAAAAACCTATGTATCATTAAATTTAAGGCAAATAAAGGACTTGTTAAACATACTCCAAATCAGATAGTTTATAACGAATATCACTATGACTTTTACAAGGAAGATTCATTTACAGTAGAAGATGTCGAATTGATTGATATGATTCCTTTAACCATAGTTTAATTATGTTCGATATCAATACAGATAGTTCCATCAATTCTGATTTGCCGATTATAACCGACAACTATCAAATTCTTCATTTCGATGAATATCCAATTTTATTTACAGGGACTAATCGTTATGGCAACAAATTATTGGGCTCTTTCGTAAGTGAAGATGAAGATAATGATATATTTAGATACTTTGTGATTATAGTTGATGACAGACAATTTAGTAGCTACTTCGCTAAAGCCATATCATATAGAGATTTGATAAAAAGCTCAAAGGAAATCTTTGTTATAGATAGGGATATTAATGACAAAGTTTTACATAAATACCTACTCTCCACAGAATATATACCATCAGATTATTTACCATTACCTAACTCCTTTATACCAGATACGTTTCTAGCATTGGATGAACTTAGCTTTTCATTTTCACTGCGAGGTAAATTAGCAGATTTTCATAAGGCGTTGGTAAACGATGTGAATAACATCAACTTGAAAATATATAATTACCTTGAGGAAAGTTTACATGCACTAAGCATGTTCAATATTTTTCCTAGAATATATTCTCAACCCTCTCAAATTGGAAGTTATAGATTGAATTTTGATATCGAATTTGAAGCCAAAGAACAAATAACACTTTTCGCTATTGATAAGAAAAAAGTTGCCGAATTTTTAAATGGATATCTCAATTACGTTGCTTACGATTTCCCAAATGAAGAGGATGGATTTTTAGTAAAACAGCCTGAAAATTCAGCACAATTCAGGACCCTAAAACGTAGTTTCGAAGACATCATAACTAGTGCCCATTTGGCTCCTATCTCAACCGTGTCGGATATTTTGGTTGATAGCATAAATAATTCAGCTGAAAAACTTTCCAACGTTACCGAATTCTTGAAATCCAATAATAGCTTTGACACAATTGAAGTCGGAAAATTGAGTGACGCAGGAAAATTTTCAACGATAGGTTATTTATCGACAAATTATAAGGATGAAATTGAATCAAAGTTGCTTCCTGAAGAGGTGTTTTTAGAAACATCGGTCGTAATCATGGATGAAGCTCCAAAGCCATATCGGATTCTGGTTTTCAGAATTAATAGTGAAACTGGAAGGGGCGGAGCACGACTATATTATAACAATGAAACTGAAGAATATTCAAAAGTTGCTTTAATAATCTATAAAAATGAAGGCGACTATTCAAATTCAACTTTTACAAAAAGTTTAAATGAAAATAAAGTTGTTGATGTAGTTGGAATAGCTACACAGATCAATGGGGTTTATAAAAAATTGGAATGTTATGTCTAACATCTCGAATTATAATTAATTTCTTCTACCAGTTGAGCGTTCGCCGCCTCCGTAAATCTCATGAGTAATTACAGCATAACGAGCTTCATCTTTCAAGTGATTATGTTTGTCGATCGGTTTACCAGTTGGAAGTTTATCAGCACCTAATTGATATTTGTATTCTTGATTCTCAAACCAGAAATCAGTTGAATCTTCAGTAATATACCAGGTCAATCCTTGAAGCTTTTTAATTCCGAAATCAACGGAGTCGGGACCTTTTACAGCACCATAAACATTAAGCCTTTCATCGATCAATTCCTGAATAGATTTACTCTCCGCTGAATCTGCATAAATTGGTGAGTTGGGATGACGGATTACAAGCTTTATCCGTTCGGCCAATTGTTGGTTAGTAAGTTCCTGCTCATAGATAAGCTGCTTACTCCAAAGCGTATTATTATGCCGCTTATGTTCAGCAAAAGCAACAGGATCAGGATAGAAACCAAAATCGAGGCCGTAAAATGGTTCATACGGTAATGCATCATATTCCGCTGCAGTACATGGTTTAACTTTCTTGTAAATCCTACCTTTAGCACCTTCAGAAACAAGTCCCAAAACATCACGATAATAGAAATCCTCGTTATACATTGGCGATTCAGGATCCCCGTACTGATGATATTTAGAGATTGTTTTTGAGTTGAGGTTCTTGAGGTTGTCAAGGAACGTAGTATGAATCGATAGCAGATCCGGATTAGTTTTCGGACTTGCTCTGTACCATCCTTCAATCTCAGTTCCTACGCTGCTCACTGCTGGCATGAGATTATACCAGCGCTTCATTATCCAATGATTCTTACCTGGTGGATTGAAAAGCATTATGATCTCAATGTTTTCGATCTTGTTGGTACGAATACTATCATCCAGTTTATTGAAGTCACTTTCGTCTACCTCTTCGGCCTCTTCAATCAAAACGTGAGTAATACCGGCAATAGATTTCAGTTTCGCTGATGACTTGGATGATGCTGACTTAAAACCTTTAGATATGATTGTGTTGCCAGTCGGCTTATAAAGAATGGTTTTCTTTGACTCGTTTATGGTGAAGTCGTCTTCGTTTAAGTTTCCTGCTTCAACCTGGACATTAAGCCTATCTTTGAAATCCTGAAATAAAGATCCGGCGATATCGCCAAAGATTTCACGGACAAACAGTCCCCTGAAATATTCCTTTTTGGTGATTAGAAAAAGAAAGTAATCAGTCGCAGCATGGGAGCCGCCGCGGGCACGGCCACCCCAAAGATGTTTGTACCTCGTATCAGAACTGAAAAGAGGTTTAAATTTTACATTTACACTGAAACTAGGAGTTGCTAACAT